CGAGGCTGAGATATTAGTTAGGGCGCTAGAAGATAAGAAGGGATGTTTAAGTGAAAACAATAAGAGCAGCTGATTTATTTTGTGGAGCCGGCGGTACCTCATCGGGGCTTAAGAAAGCCTGTGAAGCATTAGGTTATAAGCTTGATTTGCTGGCTGTCAACCATTGGGATATCGCAATAGCGACGCATACGGCTAATCATCCTTATGCGCGGCACATCTGCGAGAATTTGGATAACGTAAATCCGCGCAAAGCCGTACCAAGCGGACACCTAGACATTCTTATTGCTTCTCCTGAATGTACTCATCACTCTAACGCGCGCGGAGGAAAGCCTTGCTCTGATCAGTCCAGGGCATCCGGGTGGCATATCTTACGCTGGGCCGAAGCCTTAAAGATAGACAATATCCTTATTGAGAACGTCAAAGAGTTTCAGTCCTGGGGGCCTCTGGGAGTAAATGGTATGCCTCTTAAGAGCCGCAAAGGAGAAACTTTTCGAGCGTTTATAATCGCCTTAACTTCTCTGGGGTATAAGGTAGACTTTCGGGTATTGAACGCGGCAAATTACGGGGATCCTACCACGCGCGAAAGGTTGTTTATTGTTGCCCGAAGAGGACACAGGGCTATTAAGTGGCCAGAACCAACACATACGCCTGACGGCAGCAGCAATCTTTTCGGTAAGACTAAGCGCTGGAGAACAGCCAGGGAGATTATAAGCTGGGACATTCCAGGGAATAGTATATTTACCCGAAAGAAATCATTAAGCCAAAATACCCTCAATAGGATTTATGCCGGATTAAGAAAGTTTTCAAGCAAAGAGCTTGAGCCGTTTCTGGTAATGCTTTACGGAACGAATGACGCTCGCTCAATAAATCGGCCAATGCCGACGGTTACTACCAGATTAGCACAGGTTAAGGCATTAGGTTATCAAGCCAATGACTGGGAGAAAGGTTTTATCTTGAGCGTATTAGCGTTAGCGCAAAGAGATCCGAATAAGCCTTTAAGCTATAAGCAATCTACAGCGACGGAGAATATATACCGCAAAGCTACAGGCGGCGGTAATTATGAGAAGAAGCAGTACGGCTATAGGAGGCCTTAAAAAGGAGGGTAAGATGGGATACCAAAGGTTAACGTCAGCGCACGAGGAGCAGATTAAGAATATGCGGAAAGACGGCAAGAGTCCGCAGGAAGTGGTAGATTTTTTTAAGGAGACATACCAGATCAAAATGCCGTTGTGGAAAGTAAGTTATATAACGGGCAAGAAATCGGAAGGAGTAGCTTCTGATGAGAAACCAAGGCGTAATGCTGCGCAGCGTAAATACGCACGCAAGGCTACAGCGTCCATACCTCAGGTGAACGATCCAAGTGAGTTCACTTCCCATATTCACGCGGCCTGGCAAATCCACAAGAAAGATTTCCTGGTAAGAGTCGGGGAGGCGCTGGCAAGCGTATGATCATCGATACGAGCCGGAATCAACTTGACAAAATGACATATTCGTGATAGGAAGGACTTAAGGGGTAGAGGTCATGACAAAGATTTTTAACTTTATAGGTTATTCAATATTAGCGGTGGTAGCAGTGATATTGGGAGTATCAGCTGTAACAACCATACTCAATACGCATTTCTATACGTGGAGATAGGCTATGAATTACTACCAGTTCATGGACCACATTGATAGTAAGCCGGTACTTGACGCTATAGAAACTATTGGGATGTGGTTAATGATCGCGGGAGTGTGTATTTTAATTTTAAGATTATTATACTTGAGGATAAAAAACCGATGAAAATAAGAATAACGCCTAAAGACCCAAAGTTGGCCAAGAACCCAGCAGTAAAGAAATGGCTATTGACCGCAGAGAAGCGCGTTGAGGAAATTATAGCGAAGTCTGAGCAATACGCGCTGGAGAAAATCAAGGCTGAGATAGCAGGCACCAAATTCAAGATTGAACCAGAGCAAGAGAAGTTTAAAGAAGTGCTAAATCAAGAATTGCAAAAGAGAATAGATGACTTCTACAGCATAGCCCCGGAATACAGAGCCAAATGGATAGAAGATGCAGTAGAGTATATCGAAGCAATCAAACGGGAGCGGGAGGCGACACGTGACAAAGAAAGAAGTACTTAAGAGAGCCAGGACTAAAAATCACCCAGCCAAAGGACTAACCTCTTACCAAAAGAAATTCACAGAGCTATATTCAGGGAACGGAACTAAGGCAGCTATACAAGCAGGATACTCAAAGAAAACAGCCTATTCTATAGCAAACGAGTTATTGAAGAAACCTGAGATTATAAAGGCCATACAAGAGCGAGAGAAAAAAGAATTAGCTCCCCTCATAGCTGATCGCCAAGAACGACAACGATTCTGGACTGAGGTATTAAGAAAAGCAATCAAAAGAGCCGGCATTAAAATGGACCATAGGCTCAAAGCATCCGAACTCCTCGGAAAAAGTGAAGCTGACTTCACAGAGAATATAGCACACTCAGGTATAGAGAACCTCGCTGAGAAAATAAAGAAGGCAAGGCAGAGGAGAAAGCAATGCGAGAAAACTCCCCCGAAAAAATAGCAGAAGACGACTTAACAGAGGACATGGATAAATTTGAACAGGACCCTTATGGTTGGGTACTTTACGCTTTTGAGTGGGGAGAAGGAGAGCTTGAAGGATTCACTGGGCCCGATGAATGGCAGACAGAGACACTTAAATACATAGGCGAACGTCTGCAGGCTAAGAGCATGACAGGCGAAGCGGCAGTAAGCTACGTTATACAAGTGGCCGTAGCAAGCGGCAACGGACCAGGTAAGAGCGCCCTCGTTGCATGGATTATACTCTGGGCTTTAAGCACCATGGAGGATACCCGCGGAGTAGTCACAGCTAACACAGAGACGCAGCTCAGAACCAAAACGTGGAGCGAACTAAGTAAGTGGTATCGGCTCTGTATTGTAAAGCACTGGTTTGAACTTACTGCAACAGCTATATACGCCAAGGTAAAAGAGCATGAACGCACCTGGAGAATAGATCAGGTCCCTTGGAGCGAACACAACACAGAAGCATTCGCCGGCTTGCATAACAGAGGCAAGCGTATCGTCGTTGTATTTGACGAAGCTTCAGCCATTCCGGACCCGATATGGGAGGTAACTGAAGGCGCACTGACAGACAAAGACACACAGATCCTCTGGCTCGTCTTCGGCAATCCCACGCGTAACACCGGACGCTTCCGGGAATGCTGGGGAAAATTCAGAACACGCTGGAAGCAATGGCAGCTAGATATCCGCAACAGCATCCTGGTAAACCAACAGCAGGTAGCTCAGTGGATAGAGGACCTAGGGATAGATAACGACTGGGTACGCGTACACGTACTTGGACTATTCCCTAAAGCTAGTGACTTGCAGTTTATCTCAAGCGAATTAATAACTCCCGCGCGCGGCCGGCAGGTCCAAGCAAGGCAATATCTATTCGCACCCAAAATTATTGGTGTAGACATGGCCTGGAGCGGAGGAGATGAGATCGTGATAGGTATCAGGCAAGGTATAGTTTATCGACAACTCCAAGTCTTTGAGAAGAATGAAGACGATAGCGTAATCGCCGCGGCAGTAGCAAAGCATGAAGATACAGAGAGCGCGGATGCAGTACACATAGATCTAGGTTATGGCACCGGAGTTTATTCATTCGGTAAACAGATGAATCGTAAGTGGACACTCGTATCCTTTGGATCTAAGAGTTCAAAGCCAGGCTTCGCGAATAAGCGCGCTGAGATGTGGGGTGACATGAAGCAATGGCTCAAAGAGGGTGGCTGTATTCCCGATGATCAAAAATTAGCGGATGATCTAGCCGGACCAGAAGCATACCCGAATCTTAAAGGAGAGATTGTCCTTGAGTCAAAGAAGGACATGAAGAAGAGAGGTCTCGCATCACCAAGCAGAGCAGACGCACCCGCGTTGACCTTCGCTCTTCCGGTGATGAAAAAGAAACCTGCCGACGAGGAAGGAACTAAAAAGAAAAAAGATTACGACCCTACAGCAGACTACGATAAATAACACTTGACAAAATGACATATATCTGTTAGAGATAAAGTCACGAAGTATTTTAAATTTTGGTGAGTTGAGCTGATCACTCAATTCGTTTTAGGCATACTTAAGAGGTAATCCGTGCACGGCGGGTTGCCTCTTTTTTATGCCCACAATAATGACAAACTGACATACTAAAAAGGAGACGCTTATGTGTTTTGGAGGAGGAGGCAAACCCCCATCGAATCCACCGCCAGTCGCAGCAGTAATTCCCACACCAGTAATTCCCACACCAGTAGCAACAGCGTCAACACCAGTCGAAACAGAATCGAGTATCGCAGATAAAAAGAGAAAACAGATCGCCTCATATCAGAGTGGTCTTGCGTCTACGATAAAGACATCGGCGCAGGGAGATACTAGCTCCGTTAACCTACTCGCCCCGGCAGCAACAGAGGGCAAGAAAACAAAGTTAGGACAATAATGCCAGAGACAGCTACAGAACAACCTAAAGCAAAAATCGGCGCAGGCATAGATAGGAAGATATGCGAGCGCAGGGTCAAGGGTATGCAGGAGGAATTCAACACCTGGGAACCCACGATGAAGGAAATAAAAGCCAATATCAATCCGGTTCGTGGTTTCTTCAACGACCTACCGAATCAAGGAAAAGCAATAGACCATAAGACTCAGCTAAACGGTCACCCGCGCAGATGCGCACGTACGCTAGGCGGCGGGATGACTTCAGGAACGACTAGCCCAGCACGTCCTTGGTTCAAGCTCGGTCTAGATAATCCTGTCCTGATGGAGATAGACAGCGTAAAAGACTGGCTTGATATTGTTCAAGAGCGGATGACCAACGTCTTCAGCCGGTCAAATATATATACAGCCTTGACCAACGTCTACGAAGAAGACGGGTCCTTTGGTACTGCAGCCATGCTTGTAACCAGTGACCCAGGTACAGTTATCAGGGCTAGGAACTACACCATAGGGGAATACTGGTTAAGTATAGGAGCAGACGGACGTATTAACGGATTTGCCCGCAGATACTGGCTTCAGGTAAGCGCCATAGTCAAAGAATTCGGGGAAGACAACGTCAGCGAGCCGGTAAAGTCGGCTTACGGAAGATTAGGTCAACCCGGCAACGTAGACAAATGGGTCTCCATAATTCATCTCATCGAAGAGAACGACGACCGCATAGAAGGAAGCAAGCACTTCAAGAACATGCCGTACAGATCCCTGCAATGGGAAGAGAGCTCACCTAAAGAATTATTTTTAAGAGTCGGAGGCTACAATAAATTCCCTGTCTTAGCACCCCGTTGGCAGAACATAACCACCTCGGATATCTGGGGCAAAGGCGCACCCGGGTGGGACGCACTAGGCGACAGCAAGATGCTGATGAAGCTTGAGAAGAAGAAAATGCTCGGGTTAGATAAAGTAACCAATCCTCCGGTCACAAAAGACAGCATGGTTGGAGAGGTAAATACCCTGCCTGGAGGTGAAACAGTCACGTCCTCAAATGCACCGGACGGAGGACTAAGGCCAGCATACCAAATTAAATTTGACCTCGCCTCATGCCAAGCGGCGATTAAAGACGCAGAGAGGGCTATAAGCGAAACTTTCTACACTGACCTGTTTATGATGTTGTTAAATTCCGAGCGAGGAAACATAACCGCGCGTGAAATCGCAGAGTTGCACGAAACAAAACTTCTTATGCTCGGACCGGTCCTTGAATGCCTAGAGAGCGAACTTCTGGATCCGCTGATAGAACTGACATACGAGATTA